AGGCTCGATCTCTTCCTCTGTGGTCTGTCCGGAAATAGATGGACGTGTTGCGCTGCACTTGTAAAGAACGTGCTTTGTAGCTGTGTCGTCACCCTCGAACTGGAACAGAAGAGCAAAGTAAACTGTCTTAGCTCCTGCATCCTCGATAAGGATTCCAGTATGTCCGTCTGTTGTTACCTCGCCGAGAATGTCCTTGCGGAAGTCATCAGGAACAAGTGCGCTCTCGAAGTCTCCTGAGTAGCCGTTATTTGCCTGGCCTACCCAGTAGTCGATATTATCGGCTCTGAACTTAGTTGTGCCGCCCTCAGCATCAAGTGAGAGGCTGACAGCTCCGGGCCATGCCTTAGGAGCTGAATAGGTTGCTGTGCCATTTGTAGCATCAATAGTGGCCTTTGCGAAGTACACATTCTTGAGGCCGTATTTCACCTTATTAGCCATTGATAATTACCTCCATTTCGTATGCGATTTGATACATTTTTTCGGAGTCGATATAGTTCTCCTCCTTGTAATAAGAAAGGCCACTGTTCTGGAGTATTCCTTCAACAGTAGCCTCTTTCTCAAAATCTTTTTCTCTTGTGTAGAGCTCAATATTTAACTGTGCTATCCTCTGAAAGTTGCTGTCATCAGCGTAGAGGTCGTCAATGTTTGAGTAAAAGAACACCACAAACGGAGGTGCCTGTCCGGTCCCTTCCGGGAATTGATAATATGCGTATGGAAGGCCTATACTGCTGACCATTGTCGCTATCTCTTTGTAAGTCATAGTCTGCTTTTTATCTCCCTCTCAAATTCATTAACCAACTGATCCGCAACAGGCAAAATGTGTGGATGTGCTTTTGCTTTTCCACAAACTCTGCCACCAACTACAACAGCATGACCATATTCCAGTAGATGAGGAAGTCCGGGCATTTTGTTGTATATAGTCCCTTCTGTGTAAAGCCTGTTTCTTGATACTGTATAAGTCCAATCTTTTCTATACTCATCACCTTTGAACTGTGCGGACTGTTCTCTCAAGGCCTTAGCGCCTTTAGCACAGACCTTTGTGACCACAATGGACATGTTTGTATCAATTTCCTGACAATAGTCATTCAGGATCTTATTGATGGCAACATTTAGTTTGTCTATTGGTGTTACATTGCTCATTTCTTACCTCATGTCGTAATAACAGGAGTAGGCGGAGTCGGTGGAGTAACAGCTATGCCATTCGTGCCACCTTTGCGCTCTACATAGAGCTCAATCTGATCCGTGCGCCGTAAATATGTTCGGTATACGGAGTAAGTCTTGCCTTTGTACTCAACAATGGTCTCGTCGTTGTAATCACCGAAAAACATTGTGAACTTAAAGGAAGGATTTAATCCGTTCCGTCCAGCCTCAAAGAACTCGCTCTGAGTGATGCTGTCCACCTGACACATGACCTGTCGTTCTGTGGGTGTTTCCTTCCACACTCCGTAGTCATCCTGCGCCTTAGTTGTTCCGATGAGCTTGATTACGTCTGATCTGTCCATTCTGTGTACCCCGTTGCCATTGAAAGCTGTGCCTTTTGCTCGTCATAACTTGCCTTGAGTCGGTCATACTCATCAGGCTCACCGAAATTGAGCTTGCAGTATGTGACGATAGCCCTCTGGATTATGGCGTCAATGTTTGAATCCGTTGTAATTGGAACAATCACCCCAGCAATACCGAGGTCAATCTTTGCGGCCTCAATAAGGTCCGTGAGTTCTGAATCATAAGCGTTTGTTGTTATTCTGAGCGCAAGTTTAACTTTCTCTAGCATGACTTATTCACCTCTTTGAATCCTTGAATGCTGTCCTGATATACGTCTTCGTAATCCGGGTATACAGTGATGTGTCCGATGTGGCCTAACCACACTGTCGGCTCCGCCCATATCTCATACCCAAGCTCGACGGCTCTCTTGCAGAAGGCAAGGTCCTCACCAAGCTCACGCATTGGATAAAAAGCAGTCCCATGTGTTTCATAGACCTTTTGAACAATCTCTGTCTTGATAAACACACAAGCCATCCCACAGCCGCCAACCTTAAAGGTCTCGTGCGGGTAGTCGTGCCCGGTCCATCTGTCCACTACTGGCCATACACTTTTGAATAAACAGCTCATGTGAGGTGGTCTTCTTCCGTGTGCAATTCCAGTCACAAAAGGCTTACCGGACTGCATAAGATTGTCCAGAAGCTCCTCAGTGAAAATCATGTCGGAATCCAGCCAGAGCATGTGTGAGAAGCCCTTGTCTATTGCCATCTTTGCCAGTCGGTCACGTCCGACATATACAAGAGTCCCGCCCTGATAAACCACTTCAAAGTTCACACCATCTGCATCAAGCCGCCTTATCAATTTAGTAAGGCACTCAACGAACTGATAATTCATGTAGTCGTATGTTGGAACAGCTATCAATAACTTCATTTTTTCTTTGCTCTCTTTTCTACTGCCTTAACAGGCTCTTTTGTTGCGGTCTCCACCTTTACCGGAGGATTGACAGCAACCTCCACGGCGGAACCTACGGACACAAGAAACTGCAATTCAGTGGAGGAGACCTCTACGATCTCCCCCGCCTTATGTAATATTCTTGCGTCTCTTAACAGTCTTACCTTCATCAGGTTGTAACTGCTGCAGGCTTTGCAATTACGCAGAATCTTCCGCATGCTGTCAATGCGTGTGCTGCGTACTGTCTGCCCACGATCTTAACCATATCCTTCTCGGCCTCGGTTACGTCGTCATACTTGATAACTACGCCGTCGCCCTCAGGGAAGTTAACCTGAACGCCCTTGAGGTCACCAACTGCAGCATAAACAGCATTGGCTGATGCGCTTGAATATGCAGGAAGCTCACTTGAGAAGAGAACTGTGAAGCCCTCGAAAGGATCTACTGCAAAGTTTCCAGCGGCAAAAGCAGCCTTGAAATCTGCGTATGTGAGCTTGTTCATGATGATGACTGTGTCGGAAGCCTCGTCAGAGATGTTTGCGAAAGCTGTTGCGATTGTTGTAAGTCCGGGAGCTGCTGTGATCTTAGCAACAGAAGCCTCGTCATTGTCAGCAACCTGAGGAGCGGACTTGATGTCATTAACAACAAGAGCAGCCAGCTTCTTAGCAATCTGATATGTGAGCTCATCATAGATGTAGCGAACAAGGTTCTCGCCACCCATAGCGATAGCTTCATCAGATACATGAATCCACTTCTTGATGTTCTTAGGAATCATTGTTACGATTCCGAGTGACAGGCTCTCTTCTGTAGGAGCTGTTGTTCCTTCGTTGTGAACATAAGCGCCATCAGCTGAAAGCTCGAAAGCAACCTTGAGATTGCCACGGATGTAAGTTCTTCTTACTCTGGAGAGAATGTCGTTGTTCTCCCATGCTGTTCTGATGATCTCGTCTACGATTGTAGGAACAGGAACAGAACCTGATGCGTCTGTGGTCAGGAGCGCTCTGCACTCTCTGTCATCCTCGTTGATAAGGTATCTCGCAAATGCGTCAACGTACTCTTTTGAAGCACGGATTTCGTCGTTTGTCTTCATCTCTCTCTTTTCCTCCTTAAAGTCCTGAACAATAACAGGAGCTGTGCTCTCTGCCACTGTCTTTCTGATTTCTTCCTTCTGAGCTTCTACTGCCTTGCGTGCCTCCATCTCTTCCTTGATGGACTTAATCTCTGCTTCCAATGCGTTAAGGTCTGCGCCTTCAACGTCAAGCTCGGCAACGATGGCACTCTTACGAGCTTCCAGCTCTTCAATGGTCATTTCTTTGAGTTCCATAGCTTATACCTCCGCTAATATTCTGATTTTTTGTTTCTGGAGCTCTTTCCTTCTGGCTTCAGCCTTTACACTCTCCAGTGATGCCTTTGCACTATCCAGTGCATCAGCGAGGCCCCTTGCCTGAATGGATGTAGCTTCATAAGCCGGGAAAGTAACAGCGGAAACCTCAAACACCTTACTGATGTCAGTTATGTGTCTCTTAGGGTGTTCGCTGTCGATGTCTTCCCATCTATCGCCATCCACTGTGAACATGAAGGACATTCCGGAAATATCCCCACGCTCAACAGCGGAATAGAGCGCTCTTGCATCTGCATTGTTTTCCGTGTCGAGGTTGACGCGGATCTTCATGCCAACTTCTGAATCAACAACCATCTGCATGGTGCTGTTCTCGTTGTTGTTGCGACTTCTTGCCAGCGGTATCATGTCAGTGTTGTGATTAACTAAAAAACGCACGTCACGAAGATCTGTCCTCGCGAGTGCGCCTTTGTCTATCATCTCGTCATACCAGCCAAGGTCTGTCCAACTGTCATATACAATCGGAGTACCTTCTAAGTAGTTGCCGTGCTCCTCATCATTCTGCGCCCTGACTTCAAAAGTGAAGGCTCTTATCTCTGCATTCATTTCGTACCTCCTTGCTTTAGTGACCACGATATACTTCCCGGCCTCAAATAGTTGTAGTAATACATTGGCATATCCCAGCAGACCACTCTAAGGCCCTTCTGGAACATTGCCTGATGGAAATATACGTCTGAGCATGCGTGTATATATGGGAAGCGGGTGTTACCGATAGCGGCCCGCCTCCAACATTTATTCCATACCGCAATCCAGTGGCTTCCGTTGTTGCCTGCTGGCTTTGCGTATTTCCAACCCTTAAAGATAAATGAGAAGCAAAGGATGTCCACGTTCTCGCGCAGGCTTCTCAGCTTCTCATCTAACTGTTCTAAAACATATTCGTGTAATAACCAGTCGTCATCATCCATGAACAGGACCCACTCACCGGAGGCTCTGTCTATGCCCTCGCTTCGTGATAGTCCATCATTGTGGAAGTCCACCGGGTAAGTTTTCGCGCCGTAGCTTTTGGCAATCTCTTCCGTGTTATCTGCACAGCTGTCGCAGACAACGATAAGCTCATAGTCAGTAAATGACTGAGCCTTCACGGAATCCAGCGCCATGTGAATGCGTTCGGCTGCGTTGTATGCCGGGATAATGATGCTGAATCTTGGTCTTTTATCCATCAATTATTTTTCCAATAGTTCTTTGTTTGCGTTGCGTTCCGCCCTTGCTTCACAGACTTGCTTCCGGGTCTAAGATAGTTGTAATAGTAAAGAGGCATGTCCCATTCACTTATCCTGATGCCTTTGTCTGTCATTTTGTCCCAAAAAACGGCATCTTCTCCCACAACACCATCCCCACCGGGGAAGCGTGTATTTCCGATTGAGGATCTTCGCCAGCACTTATTAGCTACATGTGGGAAGATTGTCCCTTTTGGGCTTCGTGTTGGTCCGTAGCCGTAATGCTTCCAGATCAGAGCAAAAATGAGAACGTCCTCATCAGCTCTTCCAACTCTTTCCGCCAATATCTCAAAAGCGTACTCATGAAGATACCAGTCATCAGCATCACAAAAGAGAATCCAATCCCCTTGCGCTACATCCAATCCGGCATTTCTTGCAGCGCCGGAGCTGTGGACATTAACTTCAATGACCTTTGCCTCATAGCTCTCTGCTATTGCCTTAGTGTTATCAGTGCAGGAATCACAAACGACTATCAGCTCATAATCCTTAAATGTCTGCTGCCGGATGGAGCTTAAAGCCTTGGCGATTGTTTCCTGTTCATTGTGTGCTGGAATGATTACACTGAACTTCATTCGGTCT